TGGGGTGCTGCTTACGGGAGATGAAAGCCTTGGTTCGGTCAACAATCCGACGAACCTTCTCGCGATCAAACTTCTTGATCTCTTCGTCCAAGCCATCATCAATCGTCGGGTCGTATCCAGAAAACAACTCAAGCCGCTTGATAACGACTTTATCACCGCGCTCAGAAATTTGGTGCGACGCAGTCACGCTGCTATTACGACTGTATCCGCCCAATAAAGCAACACCAAAGCAATGATGGCGCAAATTATTGCGCCTTTATTGCTCCCAATGAAAAGAAAGCGTGCAACAAAACTAAACAACCCCCGCCAAGCCCACCGGCGGGGGTTGCGTTGACGCGCCCGATGCGTGCTCGCGCGATCCGGGTCGGTACGTCAATCGCTGAGAATTGTGTACTGAAGGTTGACGTCGAGTGTGTTCGCCCGCGCAGTCGGAGCCGTTGTGCTCAAACGAAGCAACGCAGCCTCACCAGGCTTCAACTTGATGAAGGGAACGAACGTGCCCGTTCCGGTTCCAATCTCAATGAAGTTTGCAGAACTCACGTTCCGAAAGTACGCATAGCCAGAGGTTGTAAGTGTTCCAATGTCGATGGCTGTTGCCGACGTCGGAATTGATTGAACTCCTCGAGCAATTGCGGTTCCTGCAAAGTCTGCCTGCACAAACCCTGACTCTTCAGCGGCAAAGATAAATCCCTTGCCGCAATTCAAAGACATCTGCACTGTGATTTCATTTGCCATTGGAAGTCCTCATTCAGCGAAACGATGAATACACGGGATCGGGGTACAACCCGCGATCAATATAGCCTTGCCGATCACCGTTGTGGGATCGCACCTTCGCGGAATCTAATCTTCCGTCCGTCAGAAGATTCATTCGCTCTGCCATGCGCCATGTCAGCGGGACGAGCGTGGCACGACAATTTCGACCACAAGGCGGCACACAACCTTGTCGAATAATTTCGTCGATCGTGTTCACATATCCATTCACTTGCCAGTGAAATCCGCCGTCGGGAAAATCCCCACTTGGATTGCCGCGAGTTCTCCGATCCATCACCTCGCGAATCATCCACAGTGGATAGTCCGTCTCGAAGATTGCCATTCGCGCTGGATCTGGCTGGCGATCAGTGCGCCGCTCGTCCAGAGCACCCTCTGCAATCCCAAGATTCAAGGCTCTTCGTACTTCATTGCGGGCAGTCAATTCACTTCGACGCGGCACAGTTCTCACCACCGCTCTTGCGGTTTCATCGGTCGTAATGATTTCGTGCGCCCTTCGCGCAAGCGCGGGAGCAACATCATTCGCAGCCGCGCGCCGTGCTGTTGCCGCGGGGATTCCCCGCTCAAGACTACGAAACACTGTTGCGTCGTCTTCGTCAAAGAACAGCAAGAACAAGATCGCGACCATAGTCAAGCCGTAGTAGTCGCCCAAAGTCTCGCGACGCCCAGCCGTCTCAACAACCGTTTGATGAACCATTGAGCGGGCGCGCTCAACCATTGGGGCCGAACCAATCTCGTTCGCTGAATCGAACTCTTTCCGATCCCGGAAATACAGACGGCGCCCGCGATCAAAGCTGTCAATCAAAGACTTCGCGACCTCAGTTTCCATCCTTGCCCAGTCTGCCGTTCGGTGGCCTCGAAGCCATGCCGAAGACATCGACCGCTCAACCTCACGCATCGCGCGCATCGTCTGCCTCCTTCAGAATGCTCTTCACCCACGCCCATCCCTCATCTCCACCCCATCCATTCCACGCCTGCCACCCCTTGCCCTGTTCATCCCAAGTCTCGCCCTGCTTGTCCACTTCATGGCGCTCAAAGAACGACGACATGCGGCTAATTGTGTCCATTGAGATCGACTTGCGATTTGAGAGATCTCGAGCGCGAGCAATCCCAACCTTCGTCATGCCTTGTTGAGACTCTGGCTTCGACTCGCGCACCTTGAGCGCAAGCTTTGCGTTCGCGGCGACCGCCTCCGGAGGCACAAATCCGTCTGGCTTCTCGTTCACATTCTTCATGCGACGCTTTACGACTTGCGCGGCCTGCTCTTCGCTCATCCCCTTCGCAACCAAATCCTCGATCACCTCAAGATGCGCGCGAGAATCATCGGCATGCGCCGGCTTCGCGTGTTCGCCCTTTGCGACCATGTCGTAAGCGATCGCCCACGCCTGATCGTCGGGGTAGCCCTCTTCGACGAGAATGCGATGCTTCTGAATCACCGCCTCTCCAAGTTCGCGAGAGTTGCTTGATTTGCCGCGCTTCTTCGGACTCTTTCGGGTCTTCGGATAGTCGTGAGGCCCACTCGCACAACGATTTGAGTCAGTGAATCCGCCGAACCCATTTCCACAGTTTCCCGTTGACTTCCTGCCGCGCCGGCGACGTCGGCGCGCCTCTCGGCGTAACTCCTTATCACTCATTCGCGAGAATACACCCTTTGAGTTGAGCATTGGTCCTTCATCTTCGATTTCGTCTCCCTCGATATCCGGAATGATGTCGCGAACCTTTCCAGTCAAGACAGGCTCATTCACGTCGGGAATCGCCAGGCCGACAATCTTGCGCGTCTCAGCTTCGCTCACCGTGCCGCCCAACTCATTCACGAAGATGCGGATTGCCTCAAGCCTCTTCTCCATCTCGGGACTCTCAATGCTGAATGAGAATCGCGGATATTCCTCTTGCGGACCAAAGTTCATGTCCACGATTTCGCGAACAAGAGATTGGTTGATCGTTTCCGAAAGACCTTCTGCGACGAACTTCATCTGTCGAGTGAATGTCTTCTGATGTTGCGTGCCGATGTTTGAGCCGATGCCGCTCGATACCGCTTCGCTTGTCGCGCTCTGACCGACAATCAATTCCTTGATGTTCTTCGCAAGCCACTCCGTTAGATCTGCGAAGACCTGCGCGCGCGCGGCTCCCGGCTCAAGAATCTCAATCTCATAGTCCTTCTGCCCCGGCGTTGCCCGCGGAACGACCGCACTCACATCACCGACGAGATTCCGAAGAATCTCTTCCATCTGCTCTTTGCCCTCTTTGTTCGCCATCGGGTAGTACCCAACGCGAATGCCCTGCGCGTAACGCTCTGCGTAGGTCGCCCAATTCTGAAGCACCGCTTGTTTGAGATTCCAATACCACCACACAACATCTCGGACGCCGCGACCCATGTACGCATACGCCGTCTCATAAGGGTCATCAAAGTCTGGACCTTGAACCATGTACCGATGCCACACGACAGCGCGCATCTCAAGATCCGTCAGAAGGTGAACTCGCGAATCAAATCCCTGCTGCGTCTCGCCTCCCGTACCGTCCATGTCGGCGTAATACTTCGGTCCGACTCGGATTCCAGGCTGACCTTCAACATTCACAACGAGCGTGTCTGGATGGAATGGCAACCAATCGTTGACCACCACGCGCGATCCGCGCTTTGAGTAAATCAAGTTTGCCGCGCTCGAGCCGTACCAAACCGCCTCGAGCAAATGCCGACACAAATCAGCCCATCGCGGAACACGCGAAAGAACCTCAGAGACGCGATCCGCGATCTCCTCGCTCATCACGTCTTCCGAAGATGCAGGCTTGACTTGCCACTCCAACCCCGCGATTGAAACCTGCAACTGCTGCAACGGAGCCATGCAGTCCGGATCGGACCGCATCTGCTTCATCAGAACCTTGTCCTTGCGATATGCAAGCGACGGGTTCCGCAGCATCTTCGCGACGCTCGCGTAGAACGCCCGCTGCATCTCAACAGGCAACGCAACAGGCTGGGAAACCTCTTTCGGAAGGTTCGCGCCGTCAACAATCAAATCATCCATAGAGCCTCCAAAGCTTGTTCTTCCCGCTCGTCTTCAATTCCGGAACGGCCACAAGGCCGTAGCCGGCGCGCGAACACGCCTCCATCAAATCCACAGACGCATCCACTGTGTCGTCGTGATCCCCAGCAGGAAACGTTGTCATCTCGTCGTAAAGCGCGCGGTGCTCTTGGCACAAACGCCCCTTCTCAGATCGCAAGCGGAAGCGACCGCTTTCTACAAACGCCTGCTTCTCACTTGCTCGAGTCAGCTTGTCTTTCGTGCGAATCAACGGAACAACACTCGTCGCCTCGCAGTGCATCGAAAGCTGCTGAACAAGTGCCGCCTGCGGACCATTGCCCTCCGCCATCAACACACTCACCCCACAACTTCGGCACTCGCGCGCACAGATCCGACACCACTCAGGGAAACTCACGCGCGCCCGAACAACTCGATCGACGTACATAAATCCGTCCATCGACCTATGACCAACAATCAAAACCGACCAGTCGGGATTGCCCTTCTTCAATGTCTTTTCGCTGAACGCAAAGTCAGTCGCAGCAATCACCTGCCCCGTCAACTTCACGTGCTCCGGAATCATCCCCTCATACAGCGACCGATCGAGCCAAGCGTGATCGAACACCAACTGGTCGCTCGACACAGGACTCAACTCATACGCCCTCGCATATGAGATCGGGCCGTACTCCTTCCTTAGCGTCTCCATCAACTCAGGCGGATAAGCCTCGGGCCAAGGACTATGAACGCCGCGGACAGGCCGGCGGAATAGCCCGCCCTCTTCCGCATGGAACTGCCTCCAGTCCGCCGTGATGTCGGCCACGTGGTACGGCGTTCCAAACTTCCACTGCCGAACCCGGTGCGCAGACCGATCAAGCGTCGGAAGCCAAATCGTCTTCCAAGCTTCTTTCACCTGCTCGCGCATCGCCGGCTGCTGGATTGAGTTTCTCAGATCACAAATGTCGTCCGCAATCAACAAGTCGCTGCGACCGCCCGCGCGCCCGAACACGCTCACGCTTTCCACCGTCGCATCGCGAAGAAACCGCGAACGCTTCACCGTAAAACTCGTGTTGCCCCAAGTGCTCCCATTGTCAGGCTCAACGTCAGGAAACACATTACGAAATTCTTCACTCTCCACAATCTTGCGGATCAGCGTCACCGTCTTCGTCGCCTCATCATCCGACGAACCAACGATCTTGACGCGAATCAGCGGGTTCCGACCAATCTCCCACGCAACCCTGCCCGCCATCTGATTCGTCTTCCCATGCGCTCGAGGCAACTCGCAGTACGCATTGTTGCGGTCATCCAAATGCCACTGCAAATGGTCGTGCAGCATCGCGTTCTCAAACCCAAGAACGTAGGGCACAAACCAATGCGCACTCTCGCGACAGCCAGCCCAGAACTCAGCAGGAGTCAATTCATCCGTCATCTTGAACAAGCCTACGACAAATCAGGTCGTTGCATAGAGCATACTGACCAAATTTGCAAGACCTCTTGAACAAGAGTGCAACAAAAAGTCCCGGACAACAACTTTGCATATACAGACCATGCAATTTGGCTTTCCGGGTACATGCAAGCAGCGCAATCACGGATGCTCAAGTCCGGAATCGCAAATGTTCTTGCTATACATTCGTGCAACAAAGTTCCCGAGGGGGGTAGTTCGTGGGGAGGGGGGTTTGTACCCCGGGGTACCCCCTTCGTTCCGGTGTGCTGAGTCGCGTCGATTGGCTGGGTGTTCGTTGGCGCGCCGGGGAGAGTATCGGTTCGACCCATCCGATACGCTTCGGAGAGTTTGACACGCGAGCGCTTCGCGCGTGGCACGGGATAGGACCGGAGAGGGTACGCGCGCGCGTATGTCTCTTCGCGTTCCCCTCTCTCTCCCCCATCACCTATATCCGTCGCGGTTCATCCGGAATGGCGAGTGGCGCCAACCGTCGGTAGCTTCTCGCGAATCCCCGTAATCCGTCGACGTGTTCAGGATATCGCGCAAGGCTTCAGAAACAATCCGAGCGCAACCGCGATACGTGCATAGATGCTATTGCGGGCCAGTTTCGCAAGTCAAGAAATTTTTCTCCGTGCGCCAAAAAAAGAAACGGCCCGCGCGCGTGCGCAGGCCGAGTCTGTAACGTTTGGCGAATTCGGCTATTCGCGAGCGTCTAGAATACGCTTTGCGCGGGCCACAATTTCGCAGGCGGTCGCGTTCGCCGGCGCGTCGCTGCTAAGGCTGCACGGCATTAGAAGACCTGCGCTGGAGTGTGGCGCTGCGGCGCCGTTCAAAGTTTGGACGATGATGGCACGCCCGCGCGCGTTGCCGACGTCGTCAACCTCAAACGCGATTTCTACTGCTTTCGTATCGGCTCGGTGTTCGGCCATTGCGTCTGCCAGCTTCAGCAGCAGTTCTGGATTGAACGAGACGCGCGCGACGCGCGACGATGTCGCAGGCGCCTTCCAAATTTGGTCAACTGGGGGGAATCGCAAAGACTGGTCGGATGCCTGGAAGATTTTACCTTCGCTGGTTACGCTTTCTTTGTTCGCGACAATCTCCGGAAGTGGCCCCTTAGCCTTCGCTCGAATCTGGCAGGCCTTCGCAGGGAGTTGGAGTGATTCTCCGCACGCCAGCGAGTGGCTGGCAGGATCGATTCGCGCGACGGCAAGAGCTCTTCCATCGGTAGCTACCGCGTACGCGGCGCTGGCTCCGGCAGGCCGGTGCACAAGTACGCTATTCATGGCGTAGCGGTGCGCATCGCTGGCGCACACTGTGCCGATTCTCGAAGGAAGGGCGACGCGAGTAACGGTGGCGATGGTGGTAACGGGGGCGGTAAAGGTTGTCATTGTGGCTCCAATTGACTTGGGGTGAAAGTGAAGCCGCGCGAACGTCGCGCGGGGTTTGGTTAGGTGTTGGCCGGCGCCGGCGTGCGATCTTCGATTAGGTCGCGCGTACGTGCCATTTCGCCATCATGCCAAATAGAGATAGATTGAAGCGCTGCGAGATTCACGGCGCGCGCGTCGATGCGCTCGAGGATTCCCGGGATAGCCTTACGCGCGGCGCGCGTCGACGCGTACCAGGTGCCGTCGCCGGGATAATCGCGAACATTCCCCGCAATATCGAATACTACTACGCGCATTCCGCGGGTCCCCTCCTTCGATTCAATGCCGCGCGATTCGACCAGCACGTATAACGTGCCGTTCGCTGCGGTCTCTGTGTGGGTGATTCTCGAGCGGAAATAGCGCAGGGTATCGGGGTCGACGTAGTGCGATCGACCATCGAGGTTCTTCTGTGCGTCGATGTCGGGATACATTGACGCGCTACAGTATGGGTGCAAGTTCATGGTGCCGGCTCCTGGTTCGGGTTTCTGTCTGCGGCATCGTTGCCGCTGTGGGATTCTGCATTGTATATCGGCTCGTGCAAGCCGGAACATGAGAGAATCCGAAGATTTTTTTCAGTCTGCGCCCGGATTCGTTCGGAGTTTGTTCGCCCTAACGCACGTTAGGTGTTTGTTCGGCCTAACAGATCCCGAACAGCTTGCCGTGAGGGTGCGCCGATGCGCTGGCGCGCCGGGCGTCGCGACCGTTCCCGGTTGTCAATCTCACGCGCCGCGCGCGCAGTGCGGCGCCGGCGCGTCGGCATGCTGCAAGGGTTTCAGGGTCTCGGGGGGGGAGTGTGTCTAGGTCGTGCATGGCGTTAGGCTCCTTCGGTTCGGGGTTCGGGTTAGCGAGTCGATGCCTCTGCGGCTAGTTCGGCGCGGCGTGCGGACCATTCGGCCCGGCGCCTGTACTGCTCGGCCTGTTCTGCGGTATCCGCGTGTGCGGCACGATCCGCAAACGTGACGGCGTTATGCGCG